GGAATAGCAATAGGTATAAATCAAGGTCTTGAGAAGGTTGACCAAGCAGTAAGTAACAGAACTCAGTTACAAATGTTAGCTCAACAACAAGAACAGCAAAGACAAATTAGTTCAGTTAACTTGTCTAATGCTGAACAACAAAATAAAATACTTATGGAAAAAGTAGCTCAAATGGAAAGAGATAAAGCAAAAACAAGTGCTTTTCAAGCTTTTGACTCATTTGAGGCAACTGGTGATACTAAGTACTTAAACTTAGCTGTTAGAGACAACTCAATGCTAAAGGATGCTATGTCTTCAACTGGAATAACTGGTATAGGTAAAATAACTGACTTAAGTCAGGAAAAGTTGGATCAACTAGGGTATAATCCTGACCACTTTGTAAGGCCAGTTGTATACCATAGAAATGATGGTACACAGCAAATAGGTGACTTATTTACAGAGTATGGTAAATTTGGATACCTTGAGAGAGCACAAGAAAATGTACTTAATGATTATAAAACTAAAGTTGAAGCACTAAAATATCAACAAGAAGTTAACAAAACTGCTGTTGGTGGTGTTGAAGCAGAGAACTATTTAACTTATGTTGATAGTATGATAGCAAAAGGTGAAGTTCCTTTATCAATGAAAGAGTTTGGTAAACCACCAAAAAGTGGTGCAAGTGATGGGTCAGATATTAAGACACATACTCAAGCAGTTGTTAAATTAGCTGAACTTGAGACAAAACATGAGTCAGAACTAACACCTTTAGAGTTAAGTCAAAAGAAACATTTCAAAGCATTAGCTACAACAGATAGTGATGAGAAAAGACAAATTATTTCTGAGTCATTGAAAGTTTCTGACAAATTTTTAGATGGAGTTTCTGACAAAGAAGTTACACTAGATGATGTTAAAACTATTACAACTGCTGGAGCACTTGTAGGTGACCATGGAGATAAAGCAACTGCTAAGTCATTAACTGATAATTATGTAACACTTAAACAAGGTTATAAATTAGCTGAAAATGTAAACAAGTTAGGTAATGAAGAACTTGAAAGAGGTTTAGTTGACCAAGGTTTCTTAGAAGCTAAGAAGATTTTAGGTGATAAAGAATTTGATAAGATGAGTACTGAGGAAAAAGCTAAGGCACTTCAAACTGTTAAATTTAATACAAGAATGGGTTCATATTTAGCTGACTATATTAGAAGTATATCAGGTACTGCTGCATCTGAGGCAGAGTTTATGAGACTTAAAACAGTTTTAACTGGAGGTACATTTAATAATACTCAATCACTTAAATCTGCTATTAATGAGTTTGTTACTGTTGAAGATGAGAAGTTTAAGGGTAACCTTGACTCAAAATATATGTTAGCTAAAGGTGATGTACTTAAACTAAAATATAACTATGATAAAGAGTTAAAAGGTAAACTTGGTACACAAACTAGTGTAAAACCACAAATTACTCAAGAAGAAGCATTAGCTGAAGCTAGAAGAAGAGGTCTAATCAAATGAAAATAGATATTGAACTATTAAAAGATACTTTTAAGTTAGGTTATAATACCTACCTTCCAAGTAGAATAGAAGCTAATGAGGTTGATGATTTCTTCCACAATAGACACTATACTGATGAGGACCAATTCATCCTTGAGGAAAGAGGTCAACCAAAGGAAACATTTAATATTATTAAACTATTTAATAGACAACTTGTTGGGTATTACTCAACAGTTATAAATGCAATTCAAGCAAAACCAGTTCAATACAGTGATGTTGAAATTGCAAGTTTATTAAATGACACTATAGCTTATACTTTAAGAAAGAATAGCTTTAGTAATGAGGGTGATAAAATTAAATCAGATGGTTTCCTTAGTGGTTTATTTTGCTGCTATACTGATGTTGTTAAAACTGGTAAAAGAGACAGTTTTGGTAGACCTATCTATGATATAATTATTGAGCATGTACCATCTTATCAAATAGTATTAGATCCTATGAGCTCAAGAAGTGACTATAAAGATGGTAGATGGATTCATAGATGGAAATGGTTACCTAAAGATTCAATGATAAAACTATTTGGTAAAGCTAAGGTTGATGAGTTAACTGAGAACTTTAACCATTTAGATACTGATGAGTCAGAGTTTAGTTTTACTTATGGTGAGGAGTTTCAAGGTACTTATAAAGTATTTGATAACTATTTACTACTACATACTATTATTGCTGATGAAAAAGGTGAGTTATGGAGTGTTCACTGGTGTGGTGATACTGAACTTAAAAAAGTTAAAGTTTCTTATAAAGAAAGTGTTAATCCATATAGAGTGGTTAAATTAGCTGATAGTTCAAAAGCAGAATATTATGGTGTGTATCATGAGGTATTAGAGTCTCAAAAAGCTATTAATCAGGCAGTAATACAAATTCAACTAATGGTTAATTCTGACAAAGCATTTGTTCAAGAAGGTGCAGTTAGAGACTTAGATGAGTTTAGAAAATCATTTAATAGAGTTAATAGTGTTACATCAGTAGTTAATCTTCAAGGAATTAAAATTGAGAATTTATCATCTGATATTATTCAACAATATACAGTTATTGATAAAGCCTTTGATAGAATTCAAAGAGTATTAGGTATTAATGATAGTTTCCTAGGTATGGCATTTGCTAGTGATAGTGGTAGAAAAGTTAAGTTACAACAAAATGCAAGTATTACAGCATTAAGATATATAACAACAAAACTTGAGACATTATATCAACTAATAGGTACTGATATTACAAACTTAGTTAAACAGTATTATACTGCAAACCAAATATTAAGAATAGCTGATGAAACTGTTGGTGATAGATGGATTGAAATTAACAAACCACTAATGATTGATAGAGGTATGGGACCTGCACCAGTGTATGAGGAAGTAATAAACCCTGAAACTGGTGAACCTGAGACTAATGAAAATGGTAGTATTTTACTTTCACCTATTAATGATATGAGAAGTGAATTTACTTATACTGATGTTGATATTGAGATTGAAACTAATGCTTACAATGATGAGGATGAGAAAAATCAACTAATGCTTGAAACAATGTTAAGTGGAGCAATAGGTAATGCTTTAATGACAGTTAATCCAGCAGGTTATATGAAAGCAGCAAGTTTATCAATTAGGTCTATGAAGTCAAAACATAGTTTTGATATTAGTTCAATACTTGACCAAACTGCAGCAATGCTTACACCTCAACCACAAATGCAAGAGAACTTAGGTAGTGGTGGACCTCAAAATGGTTCACAGCAACAACCAAGAAGTGAGTCAATGGGCTTACCTCAAAATACAAGGGAGATGAGAAGTGGATATTAGTCAATTATCAGATGAGGAGCTATTAAAAATAGCTTCTCCTCAACAAACAAATAGTACACAACCAGTTGAACAAGTTGGTACACAACCAACTAGTGCAGCATCTTCACTATCTGATGAGGAGTTATTAAAACTAGTTGGTGGTACTCAAGAACAGTCTACTCAAACTACTGGATTTACTAGTGATTTAACAACTCAAATGACTCAAGAAAAGTCAGTAAAGGAAAAAGCTATAGCTGATGCTAAACTTATTAGTGACCCAGCAGAAAGAGACCAAGCTTTAAGAGATGCAATGAGACTTGGTATTGCAACTGAAGGTGAAGTTAGTAAGGATGTTAGACAAGTAACTGAATATGTTGGAGAACAAGGTTCACCAGCTAAAACATATGAAGGTAAAACTATTGGTTTAGGTGATGTACCTGAACCTGGTATGGTTGACTTTACAGTTGATTTACTTACTACAACACCAACTGGTAAAGTAATAGGTACTGGTGTATTAGGTGCATCTGGATTAGTAGCATACTCAAAAATTAAAACTGCCTTAGCATCAACTACACAAGGAACTGATTACTTAATTAAAAGAATTGTTGCTGGTTTACCTGAGGAGGAAGCAGTAGCTAAATCTGATGAATTAGTTGACTTAATTAGTAGGATTCCTAAAGAACAGCAAACTTATGCCTTAGCTAATATGGCTGAAGGTAAGATGGGCTTAGATAATATTAAAAGAGCAATTACAAATGCTAAGAATGATACTGAACTTGAGGCAAAACTAAACAACACTTTGAGAGATAGAAAGCAAATA